GCGTTCTCAAGTAGTTCTGTAAAATTCACTGCCATAGTAGTCTCCTACTTATAATTTTAAATCGTTGATGAAACCAGTGATTGCTTTCATCAAGTGTTTTTCTGCACTTTTATCGTGTGTTAATGCACTAGCGGTTTCAAACATTTGACTACCGCCTCGCATATTAAATAAACTCTCATATATAGTTTTAGGATAGGCATCAGGGGCACTTGGCTGTGCCACAATGTCCACTGTTACAATATCAAAGTCGCTTACTTGTCCACTTCCGTCGACGTTTCCACTACCTCTACTGCTTACACCAAGTTTAGCACCTGCTTTTAATAATGCTCTCGCAATATTACCCATCGGTGTTTCTATAATTTTAAGTTTGCCCAAACCGTTTGAATCATCATAATTCATATCTGTAATTATGTGGCTTACACGGTCTAAATTTATCTGCAACTCTTCAGGATGATCTAACTCACCCATCACAGTTTCGCCTTTTCCAAGACGTTCTTTTACACTATTAACAGCATTCTTGATTTCATCCTTAGGATAAACTCTTCCATTCTGGTTCTTTACATCACCCTGAATGAACAAACCTTGCATGAATAAATCTTTACCGTCTTTAGATTCCATTATCTGGACGTTAGACGCTTCTGGACTTAAATATTCATATAGTTTATTTGCCATTAATATCTCCTATCAGTTTAAAAAGACTTATGCCTTTTTAGGTTCAACGTTAATGTTGTCTGTAGGTGTGTGATCTTTTGCTGACTCACCTTTGTTGCCTTCGCCGCCGTCTTTTATAACAACTGCTTTAGTTTTACCGTCTGCAATTTTTGAAGGAGCAGGCATTTTCATACCGTCTTTGCTGTCTTCTAATGGTGCTTTTGGTGCCGCTACTGTATCAGATAACTTAGTTGCTTCTTCAACAACTTCGTCTTCTTCTGCAACTTCTTCGTCTAAGTCATATTCAACTGACTCTAGATCCATTTCAGCAGGTAGTTCAGCATCTAATTCTGCTTCTTCACCGTCTTCCATGTCTCCGTCTTCGTCGTCTGCTAATAATTTTTCAAATTCTGCTTTGAGGTCATCAAGTTCTGCTTCGATATCGTCAACTTTATCTTCTAGATCTTGATCTTCATCTGATTCTAGGTCTAGCTCGTCTTCTTTATCTTCGTCTTCTCCAAACTCGCCTGTTTCTTCTGCTGATATATCTGATTCAAAGTCATTTGATTGATCAATAACTTCGTCCATGTTATCTTCTTCAATTGCTTCTTCTTCTGACTCTTCTGCTTCTTCCACAGCCTCTTCCTCAGATTCCTCTGATTCTTCTACTGCTTCTTCTTCTGATTCCTCTGCTTCTTCAACTGTTTCTTCCTCGGAAACGTCTTCGTCTAGAACTTTTTCATATTCTGCTCTTGCTTTAGCAACAACATACTCATGAAGCATTTCTTCCGCTTTATCGTTTTCTTCGGCTAATAATAGTTCAAGAATGTTCTCTAATTGTGTTCTTGATTCTGACATTGTGGTCTCTCCGATTAAATATTTTATGGTAGATATGACATAAGTGTCAAACTACCCTGTTAAGTACTTATATGATGTATGTTTATTTGTATGAAAACGGTGTAAAAATGATGTTTTTGAGCGAAAAATGGTCAATTCGCTAATATATGTCTTTATATTTAATACTTTTTATATTTAAATTAAAAACTAACTAAACTAAGCCGCCGCCGCCGTCTTGTGTAGGATTAGCATACATAACTTTTACAAATTTGTCATGCTCGTCTTTTTCTTTGCTTTTTAAATCTCTAACTTTTCTTAATTTGCCTATTTCTTCTAAAGTAAGTTTAGACTTTCGTGTGTCTTCACTACTTCGCTTAACAAACTCGTCCATTTCAGGATTATAAAATTCTATTAGTCTCATTATATACTACCCTCTCCACCTGGTGTTATAGGTGCTTCTCCGCCTTCCGGATTATTTATGCCTTCTGGGTCCATGGAAGGATCTGCTAAAGGTATGTCGCCCTGTGGTATCTCAAAATTAGGATCTACAGCCATTGGGTCATTAGGCCTAATGCCTAAATTTCGTAGTTCTGCAGACTTACCATCTTGTGTATCATACTTGCTATATCCGTTCTCTGATCTCCATAGTTCTTCATTCTCTTTAAGTTCTTGCTCAGTTAATCCTAAATACTTTTTAAGTTTAAATTGGTTAGATAGATGAGGTACCGCCGCTACTTGGCCATATAATTGTGCCCTTTCAGTATCTAATTGAAGATCTTTATATGTACTAAAGTTTAACGGTTTATTGAGTTCTATATTGAATATACTGCTATCTATTTCAATGCCTCTATGCTTTAAAAACATCTTAAATTCTTTATCTAAGTCTTCTTGTATTTGTCTTTGAAGTCTTTCTACATACTTTGCAAACCTATATTCTTGTATATATGCAACACCCACTTTACCGTCATTGTATACTGCCGAACCGTCATCAGGTCCTGTAGGTAAGTAAGAACTTGGTATTCTAAGTCCTCTTAATAGTTTATTATTAAAGTATCTTAAATCGTCAATTTGTCCTAAGTTTTCTCCACCGGGTAATGTATCTACTTTGGAACCTCTACCGTCTGCCGTTTGAGCAAAGAAGTAATCTTCTAACATACTCATTGGATTATATGCGGCATCTACAACGCCACTGCCGTCTGCTTTCTTATTAGGCACACGTTTTTGTTGTACTTCATACTTAACTTGTTCTAAGTATTGTCTTGCTTTGTGAGGTGGCATATTACCTACATCAATCATAAACACACGTCTTTCTGGTGCTCTATGTACTCTGTAAATAATAATACTGTCTTCTAATAATTCTTTTTGCTTGAAAACTTTAAAAATTGGTTCTAAAATACTTACACCAAAAGGCCATGCATGGTCCATACCTTGTGTTAAACTTACATGTACAACATGTTTTGCATCTACAGGTGAACCCTGATCTGCGCCGTCTATTGCACCAGTACCATATGCATTTGCTGTACTATTCACACCTGCCATAACGCCTGTTAATCCTTGTCCTGAACCGTATGGTCTAGAATGTAATCCTGCTACACTTGTTGCTGTTAGTTCTTCGAATAAGGGTTCTAAATTTTTAATAAAGTAAGTTTCTATTTTCTTACCTTCTGATTCATTAACAATTACTTTTTCTATGTTTGCTGGATCAACCCAATACAATTTGAATGTTTCTGGGTCTCTAATAAAGAACTGGTCTCCGTACTTGATAGTACTTCTGAATATACCGAATACTCTTTTGTGCATATCGTTTAACTTTGTCCATTGTTTAATGGACTTGCTTATAATAGCATTTTCTGTATCAGTGGGGTCTGTAGTAAAACTAACATCAAAAGGAAGTCCGGAATAATCATCTTCTTGTGTTCCAAACTCTGCAACGGTATCTAATGCGGCATTAATTTCCAAATCGTTATCCATTTGGTCATACTGCATGTATCTCATTAATCTATTAGGGGAACCAGCATATACTTCTGGTAACCAACTTGCATATCTGCTGGAAGCCGCACCTGGTCCTGTTTCAGACTGGTTGCCAGTAACATTTAGTGGTAATCCACTATTGTCAACTGATGTAAAATACTTTTTCCAACTCATATATGAATCCTTTTAGTTATAATACACTATTTATCTGAAGTTGTCAACTAATTTTAAGTAATTATGGTTAGAAATTATTCTGCCGCAGTTTTAATTACAGTAGTCTGTTTTCTTGTGAGCATTATTAGAGTTTCTAAATATGCTTTAAATTCTGCGCCGCTTAATCCTTCTATGCCGTCTGTATCGAAAGATGTTTTAAAGGCATCTCCGATTAAACCAACATTAGATGCTTTATCAGCCTCTTTTCTCAATTGGTTCAGGTACTTTTCTTTGTCTTCCGTAAAACCTAATTTTTTATACTCGTCAAACATTTCTTGCTCACGTTCAGATAATTTATTACTTCCAAGACTATATATTTTGACAAACCTGCCTTCCCTTTGCCTTTGGGTTGAACCGCCGCCTGTAATAAACCTTTGTCCATCGTTGTCTCCAGCAAAAGCCGGCCTAATTAATCCTGGGGCGGTTGGCTCAACATTCATTGCCACAGTAGGGTCTTCAAGAGACTTTATCTGATTTCGTTTTCTCTGTGCGGAACTTCCTTCGTAAGCGTTTTGAGCGTCTTTCAACACACGTTTATTGGCTTTCATATCATCGATCTCTTTTTGCATTTCGTCATCAGTTTTACCGCCCAGAATTGAAAATTCATTTCCCATCCGCATCATCATTTCTTTAACTAATAATCCAAATTCAAATCCTATAAAACTAAATGTATCCTTTAGTGCTGGATACAATAGATCTGTTAGAGTATCGGTTAGATCTTTACCGGTAGAAAAATATCCTTCAACTTTAGCATTTAAATCGTCTATTTTAGCAGTAAATTTACCTATAAGTACAGGCAAGTATTCTGCAAACTTTGTAATAATACCACCGGAGCCTTTAATTTCTTCACCGTTTTCTTTTACATCTTTTGTAAATCCAAATAATGAATATGCTAAATTCGTTATAGACAGTTGTAAATCCCCAAATGCTTGATTGAATGAATTGAAATCTATTCCTTCCAAAAACGACAAAACAAATTTATCTCTGATAGCACCAAAGGTGGCCGTGAATTTTGACATTGTCGTATTAAATAAATTTAGTAATGTTTGTAACTTGTTGGGATCTATTTTCGCACTAGTCAGTGCTTGAATTTTATCAAACGATTTTTCAAACTGCATAATACCTTTAGCCATAACTAGTGCTTGTTGGTCGCCTGTTCTAGCAATTGCAAATACCCTTCTTTTCTCATTCTCTGTTAGATTTCCCAGTATCTTTGTAAATTCTAGAGCCGCTTCTTCTCCATTTAAAACATCGTTACTGAAACCTCGTACTACATTATTAAACCCTGATGCCAGACTCGGTAAAACTGTTATGAAACGTTTTGCGGCCTCACTAAATCCAATTGCACCAAATGAACCTGCTTCAATGGCCGCGGCCGCAAGTTCTCCACCTAAAGTACCGCCTGTTGCTCTTAAAACACTAACAAACTCTTGTGCCCCTTTAAGCATAATCTGTCTTGTACTTTCTTCATTTAAAAGAAGTCTTGCCTGAAAGTCAGTAGAACTTTCTAATGTTTGGAGGGCGAATGCCCTAATAGTTTCTAAATTTTCACCCAATGCCTGTGTGTATATAATCTGTGTGCTTAATACAGACTCTGTTGATTCCACTAATCTTCGTTTCTGCTTTTCATCTAATCTATTTAGATTACCCAATCTAGTAGCAAATTTTAATTCTTCCTTAAAAATCTCTATATTATCTGCTAATGCTAAACCATATTCAGCACCACTTACTGTAAGTTTATCAAACTGGAGTAATAAATCACTAACACCTTGCATACCAATATTTTGCATGGCATTAGAAGCACTAATAGTAAAATCAGTTACTTCGTCTAAAGTCATTCCAAATGCTCTTAACTTAAAATTAGTATCCAGAAATGTATCGCCTTGGTTCAATCCCACAGCAGTTAGTCTATTGAGTGACGAGCCGAACTCAAACATTGTACCAACAGTTAATGCCGTTAATCCTGTTATTACAGCACCTATACCTTGGGCGAGGCCGCCAAGTGCATTAGTCACAACACCTGCTCCTAGAGCTATTGCACCTCTAAATTTTCCTACTTCTTTGGTTGCTTTTTTTGTTTCTTTTGATTTTTCTTTATCTGACGATTGTTTTTCTTTTGTATTCTTAGACGCATCGTTGGCTGTACTGTTTGTTCCAGTGCCGCCTGTAATCGCTTTAATTAATTTTGCATTATCTTCTGTCAAAGTCTTAGACAAATTAGACATTGCCTTTGCCATATTGTCAATTTCTGTATCTAATTTCCAATCCGGTATTGTGGCATTTTCGCCATTAGGTAAATTAATTAATAATTGTGCCATTTACAGTTTTCCATTATATGCTGTTTTAACTATGATAAATATATCGTAGATAAACTTATACAACTATTTATCAAAAGAATTAACAGGAGTTTTAATAATGACAAATAAATCAAATCCATTAGCAAATCATTTCAGACAGCCTAAACTTTATATGAAATTGCCTAGTGGCGGATTATTTAATGACAAAAGCACACTAGATATGCCAAGTAGCAATGAGATAGCAATCTTCCCAATGACTGCAAAGGACGAAATACTAATGAAGAATCCAGATGCATTACTTAATGGAGAAGCAGTATTGCAAGTTGTTAAGAGTTGTGTGCCAAGTGCTCTTGATCCAAGTGAATTAACAAATTTAGATATAGATGCAATTTTAATGGGCATACAGGCCGCTACATTTGGCGACGAGATGGACGTAGAAACAAATTGCGATCACTGTGAAGAAGAATTAACCGGTGCCACCAGTATACAAGATGCATTAGATCAGATAGAACCATTACAAGAGGATGTTATAATAGATTACCAAGGCTTACAAGTATTTTTAAGACCTGTAAAATATAAAAGTACAATAGAAGCAGGCTTAATAAATTTTCAAACTACAAGAAGTCTACAAGGAATAGCAGATTTACCTGATGACATAGATAAATTAAAAATCTTTAATGAGAACTTTAATAAAATGGCTGTATTAAACTTTCAATTAATTTGTGATAGCATAGAAAAAATTGTTATTGATAGTTCCGAAGATGAAATAATTGAAGTAGTTGATCGAGATCAAATTATAGAGTTTTTAGAAAATTGCGAGGCTTCAATAGGCAAACAGATTGAAACAGAAACTACAAAGATATCAACAACAGGTATAAGAAAAAAAGTTACTTTTCAATGTGAAGCATGTGATAAAACTACAGATAAGGAGATAATTCTAGATCCTGTAAATTTTTTCATGGCTTCTTAGCAACCGCCGAACCTGATGAAATAATTCAGTTTCTAGAGAAGTTAAAAGAACAAAGAACGGCAATCCATAGAGGTATTACAGAACTTGTAGTATTTGGTGAGGGTGCCATTTCTTATACAGAAGCCTGGAATTTATGTGCAGACGAAAGAACAATGTTTACCGATGTACTTACTAAAAAATTTAAGGCACAAAATGGTGACGGTAGCGAACAAAACGAATACTTATAATGTGGCAATATAAAAATAAAGAAGTTACTAAATTACCAGAAGACTGCGAAGCATTTGTATATCTCATTACCAATAACGAAAACAGTATGAAATACGTTGGCAAAAAATTAGCCAAATTTAAAACAACAAAACCCCCACTAAAAGGCAAAAAGAATAAAAGACGTGGCACTAAGGAAAGTGACTGGCGTACTTATTGGGGTAGTAACGATCACTTAAAGGAAGATGTCACAAAACTTGGAGAAGATAAATTTACAAGAGAAATTTTATACTTTTGTACCAGTAGAGGCATAGCAAGTTACTTAGAAGCCAAAGAACAATTTGATCGAGAAGTGCTACTTACTGACGACTATTACAACGGAATTATCAATGTTCGTGTCGGCGGTTCAAAAATCCTTAAAGAGGCATTATCAGATTGATAACTATTTGCTGATAAGAACTCATTATGGCATAAACAGACACCCAGTCTAACTCACATTACGGCACACATAGGACTATACACCCGCCCCAACCGAGGCATATAAAATCGGGCTCCTCGACAATCCGGCAATGGAAACACCCGGTGCGAGATATTGGAGATGTATAGCGGCAAAGATACAAACACACGACAAACAGTATTAAAAGGATGTAAGCTCTGAGAAAAAGCAACTTACAAGTTATATAACTAACCTTACCTAGGTTATATAATTTCCGTGAGATTCGTGACGGTAGTGTATGGGGACAGAAGGCTCACTGGTTCCTAGTAGCACCCGAGGTTAAGATGGCGACGGCATCACATGATGACATCATTCTCACCTGTATAGGTGAGTTATGACCCAAACATACATGATAACGGTTTACTTTAAAAACTTTCAAACAAAAGAAAGAGTGTAGTGAAACGAAACGATTGATTGTAGTTTGAAAAGGTCCGTAGGACCTATTTACTGTGTTGCAATAATAGAATGTATATATCTATTTTGTTTTATAAGTTCTTTATTAGGCTCGTGTGTTAATTTTCCTAATGGAATTTTACCTATTGCCAGTCTTTTGTCTTCCAAGGGATAAGGAAGTTTGTTATGCATTTTTGCTAAGAATCTTTTCTGCATGATATCTAGTTTGTCAGTCCAAATCCTGTCAGAGTTAAACCAACCAAATAGATCATTTTTGAGAACACTTGTAGGCATTATTTGTTCTGCAGGAATATCTATATCATTGTTTTGAAATATACCCATAAGTTCTTTACCTACA